CATCTAATATTGGTTCGCTTAATATTACGGCATGGGCAGAGATTGATTTAGGTGTAAACAATGTTTGGACCGAGGTTGATCTAGCTGCATAACAATGGTAAAATAAAAACATATGGCATCATCTTATTCTACAGACCTAAAACTCGAACTTATGGTTACTGGCGAAAACGCTGGTACATGGGGAGATAAAACAAATACAAATTTAAATTTAATTCAACAAGCTGTTGCAGGTTATGAAGCTGTAACTATTACAGACTCAGCTACAACTGCATTAGTAATGTCTCAAGCTGCATTATCAAATGCAAGAAACATGGTAATCAAAATTGCAACGATTACTTTAACAGGTGCAACAACAGTTACAATTCCAGATGGAATAGAAAAATTTTATATTTTTGATTTAACTGCAGTTACAGGTGTAACAAATTTAACAATTAAAACTGCAAGTGGTACAGGATTTACAGCAGGCGAAGCTAAAATTGTAGCCGCTTATACTGATGGTACAAACTTAAATGAAATCGCATTAGATACTTTAGGTGGAACAATTGGTACAGCTCAAATTGCAGACAATGCAATTACATCAGCTAAGATTTCTGCTAACCAAGTTACTACTGCTAAGATTGCAGACAATGCAATCACAACTGCAAAAATTTCTGCATTACAAGTTACTGCAGATAAAATTGCACAATCAACTATTACAGCTGCTAAATTAGCAACTGATTCTGTTGGCCCTGATCAATTAATTTCAACAGGTGTTACAGCAGGATCCTACACAACTGCAAACATCACTGTTGATGCCGATGGAAGAATCACCGCTGCGTCTTCAGGTGCTGGAGGCGATGGGGGTTATGTATTTGTAGACGGAAGTGCAGCTGCTGGTTCAACTTTTACTTACACAGCTAATCCAACTGCAACAGGAGTATTAGTTTTTGCTGTTGGAGGAGGAGGCAGTGCATCTCCTGGTTGTCCTGTTGGTGGAACTAATTATGGAGGAATTGGAGGTTTTGGAATTTATAAAGGACCTATTTCTGCTCCATATACTGCTGGATTTTATGCTGGTAGTGGAGGAGCGGCACTACCTTATTCTTCTCAATCTGGTCAGTCAAGTTATTTTGGACCAGCACCTTCGCCATTGTTAACTGCAACAGGAGGTAGTGGAGTTGGCAGAACTAACCCTATGAATCCAATTGCTGCTTCTAATGGAACTAGTCCAGTCGGCACACAAGATTTATCTGTACCAATGTCAAATCCTGCTACCGCTGAGACATCTTACCGTAGAATTGGTGCTTATTTTGGTGCTCCTACCAATAGAGATTCAAGAGGTTTAGGACACGGTGGTCGAACTTATAAAAACCCAGACGGTATGAGCAGCAATCCAACATCACCTGGTGTACAAGGTGCGGTTGCGGTTTATGAACTTCAACCGTAGGAAATAAATTATGGCTTACGCAATAACAAATAAAGATTATAGTTTATCATTTATTTCAAAAGATCAAAATGAACTAAGTTGTCAATTTCCTGGTTATGTTATGTACCAAAATGGAACAGCTGGTTATTGTTTTGAAATATCAAATAATGATTTTATAAAATTACAAACTTTAGAAAAACAATTTTCTTATGATCAAAATCAAGTAACTCTGATTGATTATCCCAATCCAGTGATTTTTTCAAGTGAAGCACAACTTAAAGATCATATAAAAACGATTTTAAATTCTATAAATCTATATTTACCAAAACACATATCAAACAGTTTTGGTACTGAATTACAAGCATACAAAACCTTAGTAGAAAATTTTGATACTTCAAGTCTTACGTACCCTACAAATATAAGTTTTGAAAGACATTTGTTAAATCTTGGTCATCCTATTATATCTACTTTACAAATAGTTTAATATAAGTTAAAAGTTGTAATGCTTTTAGCTAGATATATACGAAAGTTTCCTAACGCTTTTAATTTAAAAACTATTTCAATTTTAATCAAATTTATTTCAAATAAAATTAAATTTGAACAAGCAGCAATTGGTCATGGTGAAATAAATGAAGAAATAAGAAAAGCTAAAAGTTATGCTATAGGTAATTTAAAAGAATCACTTTCTGAGGTTCATTGGCATAATTTTTTAAATTCAGAAATAATAAATCATATGAATTTTTACTTAGAAGAAAACAATATGATAAAGGATGTGGGTCGTATGTCTAATATTGAAACAGCATTTTTAAAATATGAAAAAACGTATCACTATAAATTTCATGTGGACGCTAGTCGACTTCATAATAGAATTGTAAGTTCAGTTTTATTTTTAAATAATGATTATGAAGGTGGAGAACTATGTTTTAAAAATACATTTGATAATGAAGTCTTAGAAATTAAACCCGAACCTGGCATGTTAATTGTTTGGCCAAGTAATTTATTATTTCCCCACGCAGTAAAACCAGTAACAAAAGGACTAAGATATACGGTAGTGTCATGGGCATCATAGGAAAAGATTTTAAATACAAAATAGTTAAAAATTTTTTAAGCATAGAAGAAATAAATATAGCTAAAAAATATTTTACAATAAAACATAGAATTAATTTTGATTCTTTTGATAAAACACAATTAAAAAGTAGTACCTGCGATAGTTATTGGTATGCTGATTATTTATCAGAAACTTTTTTAATGAATAAATTAAAATTAATGGAAAAAGAAACTGGATTAGAACTTTTACCTACTTATTCTTACGCTAGAGTATATACTTATTTAGCAACTTTAGAAAAACACAGAGACAGACCTTCTTGTGAAGTATCAGTTACTGTAATGGTAGGTTCTTCAGGAGAACAATGGCCAATTTATATGGACGGAGAAGAATTAAATTTAAATGCTGGGGATGCTGCTATCTATTTAGGTTGTGAAATTGAACATTGGAGAAATGAATTTCAAGGAGATTGGCACACTCAATTTTTTCTTCACTATGTAAATAAAAATGGTTTAAATAAAAATTGTTTCCTTGATGGTAGACCTGCATTAGGAGTAAAAAAATAATGCAAATAAAAATTAATGAAAATCAAAAAGGTGAATTTATTTTTTCTTGGAAAGAAATTTGGATATTAATAAAAAAAAGAAAATTAACTTTTGATGAACAATTTTTAGATTATTTGGTTTCAACATTAATGTCTATAAAATTTGAATTAGTAAATAAAAGAAAACAAAAACAGGATGTTAAATAAATTTATAGAAAGACCAATTGATATAAATTGTTTTCTTATTGAGTTACAATTAAACATTAATCAAGTAAAAGATAAATTAATTAATGATATTGAAAAAGGAATCTTAGATGAAGATAATATGAATCATAAAACTAATGTTAATGGTAAAATGACTTCTTGGAAATATTTTAACAATAACTTAAATTTTCATAACTTGCTTGATATTGGTTTTAATGAAATAAAAAAATATGTGAAATTAGAGCCTTCTTTTTTATATGATTCTTGGGGTATAAAAATAAATAAAAATGATTACACGGCTTATCACAATCATTCAGATACGACATATTCAGGGATACTTTATTTAAATAATTTTGAAGAACCTATAAACTTTCCTCAATATAATTTGAGCATAACTCCAAAAGAGGGAACTTTTTTATTTTTTTCTGCTCTTCTTGAGCATGGTGTAGACAAAAATACAAAAGATACAGTTAAATACGCAATACCTTTTAATATTTTAAAGAATAAACCTTGGAACAATTAATCTATATTTGTTCTAGTCAAGATGGTATAATACCGATATGCCATTAACAAAAGTACAAATAAGACCAGGATTTAACAAACAAGCTACGGAATCAGAGGCTATGGGTCAATGGACCGATGGTAATTTCGTAAGATTTAGATATGGGCAACCCGAAAAAATAGGTGGTTGGGAATCTTTGGTTTCAGGGAATCAAGCAAAGCTAGTAGGTGCAGCTAGGGATCAACATGTTTGGTCAGACCTTGATGGACGTAAATATTCAGCCATTGGTACAAACAAACTTTTAATTATTTATTATGAAGGTGCATTTTATGATATTACACCTTTACAAACAGACAATTTCTCTACAGGTGCAAACATAACAACGACCAACGGATCAACAACTGTAACTATTACAACATTAGCTGGTCATAATTTATTAGCAGGAGATATTATAACTTTTGCTAACGCAGGTTCTTTTACTTCACCTGATACAGATTACACAGCTACAGATTTTGATGATATATTGTTTGAAGTTAAGACGGTTCCATCAGCTACAACTTTTACAATACAAATGCCAACGGCAGAAACAGGAACAGGAGCGACTAATGATGGAACATTAGATGTAAATCCTTATGAGCCTGTTGGTCCATTAAATCAAACTTATGGTTATGGATGGGGTACAGGAACTTGGTCGAGATTAACTTGGGGTTCAGCATCAACTGCATCAACTGTTATATTAGATCCTGCAAGTTGGTCACTAGATAATTGGGGACAAATTTTAATTGCAACTATACACAATGGAAGGTCATTTACTTGGGATCCATCTTCATCAAACGCATTAACGACTAGAGCTGTATTAAATACTAACATGCCTAGTAGATCAGTAATGTCCATAGTATCTGATAGGGATAGACATTTGATTCACTTAGGTACAGAAACTACTATTGGTACACCAAGCTCACAAGATAAAATGTTCATTAGATTTTCAGATCAAGAGGATTATGATGTGTATGCACCAACTTCAGTAAACACTGCGGGAACATTTCAATTAGATGATGGAACTAAAATAGTAGGTGCTTGTAAAGGTAAGGACTACATAATGGTATTTACAGATACCGCAACTTATAGAATGGACTTTGTTGGCCCACCTTTTACATTTAGTATTCGTAAGGTTGCATCTAATGCAGGACTTATTGGTCAGCACGCTGCTGTATATGCTAATGGTGCTATGTGGTGGATGGGTGCAACAGGAGGATTTTATGTTTATGATGGTACAGTTAAATCAGTACCATGTTTAGTAGAAGACTTTGTATTTACAAATAATGGAGCTGGAGATTTAGGTTTAAATTATAACTCAGGTGAAATTATATATGCAGGAATAAATGAATTATATTCTGAAGTAAACTGGTTTTATCCATCAACTAATTCTACGGTAATTGACAGATGCGTTACCTATAATTTTTCAGAACAAGTTTGGTATACAAGCTCACTAGATAGAACGACTTGGGAAGGTTCAACAGTTTATGCCGCACCTTTTGCAACGGATTATCAAGCATCTGAGGCTCCTACATATCCAACTGTTAATGGTGTTTCAAATGGTGCTTCAATACTTTACCAACATGAAACAGGTACAAATCAAGTTAATGTTGATGGTACGCAAACAGCAATTCCATCTTACATATTATCTGGCGAGTTTGACATAACAACGGATGGCGAAGGACAAAATTTTATGAGCGTGTCTAGGTTTTTACCAGACTTTAAATCTTTAAGTGGAGATGCTCAAGTAACCATATTCGTAAATAGATACCCGCAATCAACGGCTACATCATCACCTTTAGGACCTTTTACAGTTACTTCAACTACTCAAAAGATCGATACAAGGGCTAGAGGCAGGTTAGCTGCAGTAAAGATTGAAACAGATGGGTTGAATGAAAGCTGGAGATACGGTACATTCAGTTTTGATGTTAGACCTGATGGAAGAAGATAAAATAATATTTAAACAAAAATTTGTTAATTTTATTAAAGAATTTGATTTTAATGAATTATCTAAAATTTTAGATAGGAACGAATTAGAAACTGAATTTACAGGTTTTGTAAACCTTAATCGTGTTTTAGAATCACCTATAAAAATTAAAAATATTGAAAAAGATTTTTTTTTCAAAGATTTACATATTTTTTTAAATAAACAATTTAATAAAAACAACTTAAAGAATAATATTTATTTATTTTTTTCTTTTGTTGCAGGTGGAAAAGGCCCACTTCACAATGATATTGAAGATGTACATCTTATTGGCTTATACGGCAAAACGTTGTATATTGTTAATGATAAAAATTTTATATTAGAAAAAGGAGATTTATTGGTTATTCCAAAAGGAGTAATTCATAGAGCTATTGGTTTAGAACCTAGAATAGTTCTTTCATTTGGTATTTATGGCAAAGATAACAGTATACATACCTGAACCTAAACAAGATTATCAGCCCGATAATCAAAGACAGATTGTAGCTGCAATCGACACATTAAAAAATCAACTTAACTTTTCTTTTCAAGAAGACTTAAAACAAGAAGTTGAACGAATGAATTGGTATTTAATGCGAGGAGGTTGT